TCCGCAGACCTGCCCCGCAGTTGTAGACCAAAAGCCGATGTGTCGCATTGAACGTCAAGAGGGAACGCAGGAGCCGCCGTCCCAATACCGACATTGCCGCTGCTGGAGATACGCATACGTTCTGTGGTGCCTTGAGGGGCAAAGACAATGTTTCCGTTCCCACCAGTATTTAAGTCACCGTACAGACGCATCTCACCATTGACGTTACGAAATCTTGCTGTGCCTGTGCTATCAACCATGTCAAAGTTGTGACCGGAACCAGTGGTTGACACTTGCAGCGCAGTTCCAGTAGTGGAACCGTTGCTGACTTCAAGTTTAACCGCAGGAGCCGTCGTACCAATACCGACGTTGCCGCTGCCGTCGATGGTCATCTGAACAGCGGTGTTTGTCGCAAAATATAGGCTATCATTAGAATGTGCGTAGCGAATGTAACCCGCATCGCTATCAGAGTTGTCTCCAAACTGGATGTAGTTACTTGCACTCGCGTTGGTCACCGACATTCGGATTAGCGAATCATCACCAGTACCTGAGCCAGTAGCTCGAACACGGATGATAGGGTCGGATGCTCCCAAAACATCAAGTTCATGCGCAGGTGACGATGTACCAATACCAACCCGATTATTCGCCGCATCCACAAACAGCGTGTTGGTATCGACAGTGAGGTTGCCAGAGAACGTCCCAGTCGTCCCGCTGATAGCCGCAGGGCTGGACCCGCCGATCACAGTGCCGTCGATTGTGCCGCCGTTGATGTCAGCGGTAGTAACAGCCCCAAGGTCGGTGATTGTCTGGCTCGCAAAAGTGCTTGTGCCAGCAGCGGTAATACCTCCGTCCTTAACGAGAAGAGAGTCAATCGTGACGCCGGAAGCGGCGGTCGTCTCGCTGATGGTATTCGTGGTGATTGCGTCGCCAGACGATACAACGATGTTCGTACCACCAGTCGTATTGCCGTTGGCAAGAATTTCTGCAAGAGTGTCAACGGTGCCAACCTGGCTGTCTACGTAAGCTTTAATTGACTGCTGCGTGGCCAAAGCGGTCGCGCTGTCTGAGGACATGTTGTCTTCGTCGAGAATTGCAGTAACCGAAACCGAGCCCAGACGAAGGCTATCAAAATAAGCGTTATTGAAGACGTTAGCCGCAACCGCGCCTGTACCAGCGCCGTTGAAATACACAACAGCCGTCGTTCCGGCCGGAACTTCGTAATCGTTGGAAGCGCTGTATGTACCCTGGAAAAGGATTACCGAGCGGCTGCCGGACAGAGCATTACGGACATAAATGATCTTCTCGGCGTCATTGGGGGTAAGCTGAACGTAGGCGGTCGCGCCAAGATCCCCGCCATCGTTAAAGATGACCATACGGTTGCGCCCGTTTGACGTGGCACCGTCGCTAATTGGAAGCGCATTGGGGGCCCCGGAGCTTCCCGCAGAAGCCAAGGTGATCGTTACCTGACCGTCAAGGGCGGTATCAACCAGCTCCAGATTGACGTTGGTTGTCGAACCCCACGTGCCGGACTGCTCGCCAGTGGCGATGAGAGTAATACCGTTATTGAGAGTATATGTGCTAGGCATCTTTTAACCCTATGCTGCTATCCGTTCCCACGAGGGGTTTTGATTTGGCTCGACGTCGCTAAATGTCGGACTTTGAGCCGGGCTTATCTGACTATACCCCGGGCTTTGCGCCGGTCCAGCGGCGACGTAACCCGGAGACTGGCTCGGGTTTACACCACTATACCCCGGATTTTGACTGGGGACAATATTAGACCAAACTAGAACAGTCCCCGCGTATCCAGTCGCAGAAACACCAGTGGGGTATACCTTCGCGTCAGAGGTCGTGCTAACTGCGCCAACCGCGCTCGTCGCCCCCACCCCGGAAACATCTATGAGTGCTCCGGCATCGACAGTAACCGTTCCGACATTGGCCGTTGCGGAGATACCGGATGGGTAAACATCCGCATCGGCCGTTACGGTTACGGAGCCGACGTTTCCAGAGGCCTCCAAGCCTGTCACTGGAGCATTGGCGTCAGCGGCGACAGAGACCGTACCGGCGACCCCGGTGGCTTCAACACCCGTGACAGACACATTTGCCGTGCCTGCGACCGTAACGGTACCTACCGCGCTAGTCGCCTCAACGCCAGATACAGGCGCGTTCGCCGCCGCGAAAACGGTGACGGTACCTACCGCGCCGGTCGCCTCTAGACCTGTTACAGGTGTATTGGCGGCGGCATTTACAGTAACTGTACCGACGTTCCCCGTGGACCCGGGAAGCGCAATGTCTCCACCCCATGTACCGTCACCCCATCCAACGGTGGAAGAGTTCCAACCCTGGAAAGCGACGACCGCGTCTGTCATTTACGCAATCCGGATGATTGCGTTCGTAGCGTCTGCTGCGGGGAAAATTACGGTGAAATCGCCAGCGGTAGACGTCTTGTCGCTGCCAAAGTCAAGGACAACAACAGACGGGTTGGTCAGTGCGATAGACGTCGTATTCGGCGTCGAATTGTAGATCAATGCGCCCCGCGCAGTGATAGTCGCAGTAGACCAAGTCTCGTCAGCAAAATCGGTAAATGCGGTAGTGCCGCTGCTGGTCGGGTCAACATTAGTCAGATCCTGACCACCCGCAGAGTAACCGGTGCCGCTAGTCTCGTTGGTGGCGCTGTATGCCGTCGTGGACGCATCAAGCGTCGCAGACGACGTATACAAAGCCATCTTCATGGTATCTGCACCATTCGCGAAGTCGTGCGCCCCGAACAAGAGTTCTTTCTTGAACGAGGTGCACATGTAGTTTCCACTAAACGCCATGTCATAACCTCCTAATTAAATCCGCCAGTTCGGGGTGCCCAGCGTCATTCAGGGCATTGAACACAGTAGTCCGGTCGCTCCGGATCGCTTCCCGCATATAAAACTCCAATACTTTAACAAGTTTTTTGCGGAAAGCATATGCCTGATCGCGTATCACGGGGTCCGCCCCGTCAGACACAGAAAGGACTTTGTCGGCGCATCTCTGCGCTACTTCTTCCGGAGTAAAACCCCGATTGTTCGTAGTCCGGACCTCAATGCCGAGGTCGGCAGAAATAGACATATCAAGGGCTGTCACGTTCATTGCTGCGGCCTGATTATCATGCCAGTCCTATACTGGTCGGTTACTTCCTTAGCCTCGCCGAACATCTTCAGCGCCGAAAGGGCCTCAACGAAACGTTTCTCATATTGCGTCATGACATCCGGCTCGCCCTTCATATAAATGTAAGCCTCGATGAGGCTGCCATAAAGGAGGGAGAGTTCTGCGTTTTCACTGAGCCACGTCGTTCCGCTACCGGAACCCGCGGTCAGACTGACTGGACGATAAAAGTAGTGCAACTCGGTGACGTAAGAGCTGTTCGGGGTCGGACCAAGAATGAAATAGTCTATATCAAACACGGCGTAGTACCGTGGATTCCCCGTGGTTGTGGCGTCTGGGTTAAAAGACTGCACGAAATCAACGTCCTTGAAATCAAGAAAGACGTGGTCACTGCTTGAATCCACGAAAGACAATGAAAACGGCGCTAGGAAATCAGAGGGCGCCGCGAGGTATTTATTTGAGGCAGTAAGAGTGCCGCTTACATTCTTCCGGAAAAGACTAAGCTGAACGTTTTTTAGGATGCGTTCTTCCGCAAGCCGAATGAACACGGGGAGATTATTGACAAAAGACGTCTCCGTGTTTTCCGTATAATCTTGAATCGCGCTCTTTAGCTGGTCATAAGTAAAGCTCATGGCGTGCTCACCGTTACCTGCCCGACCTGCCCGAAACCGGAACAAGGCCGCAAATTAGGGCCCTCGACCAACGGAACACCGACAAATACGTCCATGGACTCAACAATGTCCGGGCGGGCGTTTCTCAACGCTTCAGGATCGGAAACCTTGCGGAAGGGGCCTAACTGCGGGTGCTTCGGCTCGTATTGGTCTGGCCCGACTAGCAGGCCGTTCCACTCTTTCTTCATAACGCGGTACGGGTACCGCAGGCCGGACCGGTCGCATATCGCCCACGATTTTTTGCCGGAAGCAAATTTCGCCATCATCGGACTCCGTAATAATCGTATTTAGGCGCCACGTTGAACGATGCCCTATCCCGATCTTCTTCGGCCGCCCGCTGGAACTCTTCTTCGTACACGGTTTTGAGGAGCTGAACACGGTTAGGAGCCCTTTTGAGGGAGAGGTAGTAGGCCAGGCCTGCCGCTAGGCACGGATAAAACCTAAACGGCATATCCATGGTGTTTACATAAGTATCGGCGTCGTCCATACGTGTCAGCGCCTCGTAATACACAACATCAGTGTTGTTATCCGGAACCGGCCACAGTTTCAGATTTGGCGTTATCTGCCTATCAAGAAAGAACTGATTCGGCCGACCCTGCGTGGTCTTATTCGGGATAGTCAGGTAGTCCGAACGGCTCAGACGGTCCAAGGAATAATCCGTGCCGTCCCGCCGGACGATTACCGACAAGACATCAATTACGTCTGCCGACAGGTCGTATTCGCCGTCCCCGGTAACCATGGTTACCGAGCGCTGTTTAATGGTCCACTGGTTGAGTCCACGGTTAGCCCAGTCCGCAAGCAGCAAATTCAATGAACGCTTTGCGGTCTTGAGATCGTATCCCGTCCGGACTTCAAGACCGCACCGCTCAAACGCCTCTTCGATGTACTCCGAGACGTCCAGCTCAAAATCTTTGCTACTGGACGTGGCCATCTATCACTCCTTGATGAGCTTGTAGCCTTTATCTTTGGCCATGCGACGGATGTCGGCAACGCTAACGCCGCCTTTTTTCATCATTTCTGGTTTTTTAACCATGCCGCCGCCACGCATTTTCTTAACCATGCCGCCACCGCGCATTTTACGAGGTTTCATAGCCATATTAGACCCCTTTCAACATGTTATATAAAGTTTGCCGCCTAAGATAGATGTCTTCGGCATTGTAACTCTTTTCATAGCTATCATAGTAGCCTTTTTTACGCAACTTGTCCGCAGATTCTTGCAGTTTGGACAGCCTCTGGACGAAAATCATTGAGTAACGGACATCCGAGAGGGAATCGAAGTTGACGTCTTCCACAAAATCGCTGGGATCGTCGTCCGGGTGAAACCCCATAAGCCATATATCGCGGTCTATGAAGAAACCGTCTGATATGGCGCCGTTTAATCCGTCTAAGTAGTCGTGAAACACCTCCGGATCTAATTCCGGATGAGTGTCTACAATGATCGCAACATCAACCGTGTCCTCGAACTGGGATATTGTCGAGTACAGCGTCTGCATGTCGCCGCCCGCCTTAAAAAGTATGATTACTCGGTCATCCAACCACGCTTGGCGGGCGTAAGGACATGGGGGCATGCCCGAAAAATGCGGGCTCGGGACCTCAAGGACCTCCTTGGACCACGCTATTATTTCTTCCGCGACCTTCCTCTCGGCCGGATCGCCGAAAAACTCAAGTCTCATATCCTAGCCACAGCGCCCTTCGTGCGTTTACGACGGTCCGACAAGATCGCACCACAACCGCGAGCCACGACTCCCCCGTCCGCCATCCTGCGCACTTTTGCTTTGGCGGTATTAGATACTACTTTTTTCCCAGAAGCGCCGCCGCGCTTCTTTTTAGCCGCAGTCGCAGCTCTTTCAGAAACGCTGAGACTTTTTGCTTTATTCCTAGGTAAGCACCGGTCAGGGCGTTTTTTATTTTTAGAAGTGCCGCACGGACCTGCGATGTTACCGCGGCTATCAATTCTAACCCAATCTTCATCTAGCCATTCCTTTAGAGACATTATCGACCCCTCCTTTTGCCGCCCTTAGATCCTTTGGCGTAGTTAGGGTCCTTACAGTATTTAGATGCGGCAAGATTAGCATATGCGCTTGGGTATGTGTCAAAAGTCCTCTCAGCCCAAGCTTTTCCCTCCGGGCATATCTTGCTTCCCTTCGACTGCTTCCTGACGGCTCCGCCTTTACGATAATAGGTAACGCCGCAAGGGGATGGTTTAGGGCCGGTTTTTACGCGAGACCCCATCTCAGCCCCAGAGCTTATGGACAAGAGGGGAGATCACAATCAAAACAGCCAAACCCCAGAGCTTGATATCCAAGCCCTTCAAGGTCGTTTTGTGCTCGTTGAGCCGCTCTTCGATGCGGGTATACCGGAGGTTACATTCGGCCTCGTGCTTTTCTAGCTTGCTGAGGACTTCTTCGACGCGCATCTCGACCTCACCAAGCCTTACAAGACCAATATCTTGCGGATAACTTATCTCTTGCGGTGTCGCAGGAGTGCCGCGCCCTAAAATTTTTACGCCTTCCGGGCTGATCTTTTTTAATAGACATGTTCGGGTCACCGAAGCGAACGAGCTTAACTTCGCTGCCTTTCTTAGCGAGAACAGCGCTTTTCTTAGGCTTCCCTGGAGTTCGTTTAGGTTTGTTATAGCCTGCAAAAGTTTCTCCCCGATACTGTAATCGGCCAGAAGGAAGTCTTTTAACGTTTTTAGTAGTAGCCATTACGCCAAAACATCTCCGTTTTTGATGTAAACAAGCTCA